TTCTGGCTCAACATATACAGCAGACCCTAATAGCACAGGTTCAACAAGATCAGTTACTTTATATTTTGATTTAACAGTTCCAGCTGGTTATGATAATGCTGGTGCAACAGTTTGTTGTTCACATACGTTTAACCAACCTTCAGTTGGAATAGATCCTGTTTTTACTTGTGGAATAGCTGGTTTAACAGGCCAAACAATAAGTAAAAGTGGAGCTATTAATTTAGGTAGTGCAGCAAATGGTACAGTAGTTAGCTTTACACAACCAAGTCCACCTTTCGGAACAGTTACAACAGATACCACAAGAGTAGTAGATTTTCAAGTTCAAATACCAAATGGTTACCAAAATGCAGGAACTAATTTTACTTGTACTAAAACAATAACACAACCAGCCACAGTTTCTATATGTGGTTCAACTGAACTTTTCTTAACAACTGGTAAAAATAATTCTGGTGATTTTTGTGATTCAAACTATACAGCATCAACTTTAGTTTTAAGTACAGCTACAGGACTTATTCCAAGTAATTTGGGAGCGCAAATTTGTAAAAATGGATCTGCATTTAACGGAAGGAATTTATATTATGGTGTTGGTACATTTGTTTCTTCTGGATTTGGAAACGTAGGAACTGATTTTAATGTAATTCAAATAGATTCATCAGGAATAGTAATTGATGTATTGTTAGCAAACTGCCAAGCAGATAAGGGTAGAGGAGGAGAAATTCAATATTAATATGGCTTTAAAAAGAATAAAATTAGATTTGTATATATGGGAAGGTTTAATAACAAACCAACCAACAATACAGCAATATCAAATAAATAAATCAAGAATAGACACACACTCTAATATTAATTTAGAGATAGGTGAACTTGTTAGAGATTATATAGACATATATTTTAATGACGATTATAGTTCTCATACAAGGTGGGTTAGAGCAGTTGTGGAATATTTTAATGAAGCTGATGAACCTTTTACTTATAGCAATCCACAAACATTTGATTTTATAGCAACTGATGGATATGGATATTTTGAAGATGGAACTAATCCTGAATTATCAAGAAGTGTATTTATAAGTGCAGAAAATATTTATCTACCTGAAAATACTGAAGGTAAATTACCAATATTTGCAGAAGGAGTTGGAAAAGTTTCTATCGATTCTACTGATACACAGATAACTGATAATGGTAATACGAATCAAAAAATTCAGTATGTTACTATTCCACAAAATAGTTCTAATATTCAGATTTATGATACGGATGATACAACACTTTTAAAAACAATAAAAGTTACTAATTTATGTGAACCTAAATTTACACCTGTTAAAATAACTTTTACAAATAAATTTGGAGCTTTTCAAGATATATACTTTTTTAAGAAAACTACAGAAAGAACTAATATAACTGATGAGACTTTTAAACGAAATACTGTAACAAATAATACCGCTACATATAATACATCTGAAGGTCAAAGACAAAGGTATAATATAAACTCTAAAACAAGTTTATCTATGAATACCGGATTTGTTAAAGAGGACATGAATCAAACTATTGAAGAACTGTTTTTTAGTGAAAATGTTTGGGTAAGATATGAAGGTAAAACATTACCTATAATTCCATCAACAAAATCACTTCAATATAAAACAGTATTAAATGATAAATTAATTAATTATACGGTAGATTTTGAATTCGCTTTTGACAAGATAAATAATGTGCGTTAATGTTACAGTTACAACTATATATAGAAGGTAAACAGGTAGAACTTTATAAGGATGAAAGTATAAGCCTTACACAGTCAATACAAGATATTAAAGATATATCAAAAATATTTACTGATTATACTAAAACTTTTAATGTACCTGCTTCTAAAATAAATAATAAAATATTTAAACATTTTTATAATTTTAATTTAAGAAGTTATAATACAGAATCAAATGAGTTTGAACATTTTGACGCAAGAAAGAAAAAAGATGCTGAACTATTTCTTAATTATAAACCTTTTAAAAATGGTAAGATAAAATTTGAAGGTGTACAGTTAAAAAATAATGAACCTCATACTTATAAAATTACTTTCTTTGGTAATACTGTAAATTTAAAAGATGTTTTAAGTGAAGATAAATTATCAAATTTAAATAAATTAAGTTTATTTGATTTTACATACTCTTCTGCAAATGTAGCAGAATATATGGCCAATGGAAAAGATGTAAATTTTTATGAAGGTGTAATAGAGGATGCAATAATTTTTCCTTTAATAACTCATACTGGTAGATTAATTTTTGATTTAACTACCCCAAATAGTGGTAATGTTTATAATGTAGGTTTAGGTGGTGTACCAATGACACAATTAAAACCAGCGATAAGAATACATGCAATAATAAAAGCTATTGAAAACCAACAAGGATATAACCTTAAATTTAGTGAGGATTTTTTTAATAGTACAAATGATTCTTATTACAACCTTTACATGTGGTTACATAATAAAGAAGGTGGTATGTTTGCGGATCAAGCTGCACAATATCAAATAACAAATTTAGGGAATATAATAGGTGACACTAGTAAGATCTCTGGTGTAGGTAGTAAGTCTTTTAATAATATTTATAGTTCTGATAATGCTTCTAGAACAATGAGTATAACTGTAACTCCATCTACTAGTAATGAATATAATCTTGTGATTAAAAAAAATGGAGAAGATTTTAAACGTTATGATGATTTAACTGATGAAACAGTAAGTGAATATTTTGATATCCCATCATCAGATTATACTTTTTTTATAGAAACTGATTTACAAACTAATTTTAATATTAGTGTTAATGTTATAGAAGAAAAAAACAATATATTTAAAACTAAAAAAGATATAACTTTTTCAGGAACTACTTCTTTTGATGTTGATAGAGATGTAAATATTACGACCATTATACCAGAGATGAAAGTTATAGACTTTATTACCGGTATATTTAAAATGTTTAATCTTACGGCATATCAAGATAATGATGGTGTAATTGTAATAAAAACACTTGACGACTTTTATGATTCTAGTTCGCAAGTTTGGGATATTACAAAGGATTTAGATAAATCTAGCACAACTGTAAATACAGTAATACCATTTAAAGAATTGGATTTTAGCTATGAGGGAACAGGTTCGTTTTTAGCAAACAATCACAAACAATTAGCAAATAAAGAATGGGGTTCTTTGAGTTATACACCAGATGATAATAAAACAGAAGGTAGCAAATACGAAATAAAATTACCTTTTGAGCATTTTAAATATGAGAATATAGGTGGAGCAATACAATATGGTTATTCTGTTGATGAAAATCAAGAACCTTATTTAGGTAAACCTCTTTTATTTTATGCAAAAAAACCTTTAGTTAGTGGTATTTATGTTATAGAATTAGATGGAACTACGGTTCAAAATATAGTTCAGCCCTATATGCCATTAAATAGAAACTCAATATTTTCTGGTGATTTAGGTGGTTTACTTGCTAGCCAAAGTATTAACTTCAATGAAGAATACGATGAATATACAAAGAGGCCAGAATCAACAACATTATTTAAAAGCTTCTATAAAAACTATGTGAAAGATATGTTTGATGTTAGAAAAAGACTAACAACTGTACAAGCATATTTACCAATTGAAGTAACTATAAAATTAAATCTAGCTGATAAAATTATAGTTTTTGATGATATATATAGAATAAATAAAATTACCACTAATTTTGAAAACAATTTAAGTACTTTAGAATTAACAAATATATTTGAAGAGATAAGTTATAACACTCTATTATTAGTAGCTTCAAGTAATATAACTGCTGACACCACGATTACAACTTCAGATGATTTTGTTATTACAGCAGATGCGGGTTCTGATACTGAATTTACTATACCGGATATAACAACTGTTGTTCCAGATGTAATTCCCCCTAATGATCCTACACCAATTTATGATAATGTCCCTTTAGTTGTAACACCACCAACAATTAGAGAATATCAAGTAACGGTTCCAACGTCAACATCCGTTTTTTTTAATTACGAAATTACTGGAATGGGTAAAATAGGCGATACAGAAAAGCTAGTTGAATATGGATTTTTATATTCTACAACAGAAACAGACTTAACAGGAAGCGATGATGTTGATGTATTAAAAGGAACAAATGGCGTATTTGCAGTTCCTTATTTAACCACTTCTTTTTTTACAGTGCCTAAGGTTGTAAATTACGAAAAAAGCGGTTTAACTCATCCACAAACATATTACTGGAGGTTTTATGCTAGAACTAACACTGATAGCAAAAATGATTTTGCAGATGCAATTTCAGATGTTAAAACAGTCTCAACTGTAGCAGCTGCAGTTAATCAATATAAAAATGGAACTGGAGAATTTTTAAGTAGTTTTGTTGGTACAGATTTAACAGGGACTTGTACTTTTTGTCACGCTACACTTGATTTTGGATATTTAACTTACTCAAGTCAAATTGACCCACCTGATTTAAATGGTGTAACAAATGCATTTAGGTTTAGAAATGTAATGGGGTATTGGGATGTTGCAACTTATAAAGAAACCGTTAAATGGTTTGCAAGTGTACCAGACCCAGTTAAAGGAACTTGGTACCCAATAACACACACTTTTAAATATAGAAACAACCAAGGAAATGATGGTTTGTTTAATATGGGTGATGTTTCAGATGCTTATGTTAAATGGGATGTAACACCACAGAATAAAATTTCAATTTATATTAAAGGTGGAACGGTAACAGGCTCTTCTTTTGGAGGAGGTACTGGTAATATATTAAATAATACAGGAGATTTAGAAAGTACGTCAGGATGATACAAAATATAATAGATTTATTAGTAGTTGCAAAAGAGCAACGTGAAAGAGGGGAATATATAGATATTGCTTTAGGTAAAAATAAACACCCTAATTCAATAAAAGAAGCATACCAACATTTTAAAAAATTTAGCTAATGCAAAAAATACAAGCAGAATTAGAATTAAAATATAAAGAGGCTGTAGCTAATTTAGATGAGTTTCAAAAAGAATATAATAAGCTACAAAAAGAGGTAGATAAAACCAATAGTGAATTAGCACAGAGTGTTAAAAACATAGAAAAATCATCAAACCTAGCTGCTAGAGGTATAAAAAAAATAGGTGGGGTACTTAAAGGATTAGGTATTGGGTTAGCTATTGCAGCATTTGCACAATTAAAAGCCGTATTTGAGGAAAATCAAAAGGTAGTAGATTTTTTTAGTATTACTTTTGAAGTATTAAGTTTAGCTTTTAATGATTTATTTAGGTTTTTAGAATCTAATGTAGGTAGTGTAGTAAATTATTTTAAATCCATATTTGTTGATCCAGTACAATCTTTAAAGGATTTTGGTAATGCGATATATGACAACCTAATAAATAGATTCGTTGAGTTAGGGCAAACGCTAGGGCTTGTGGGTGATGCCATTTCACTTCTATTTGAGGGTAAATTTGCTTCAGCACAGTTAAAACTTAAAGAAGCAGCATTAGAATCTGTTGATGTATTTACTGGTGTTGATAACACAGTTGAAAAAGTTGGTGAAACAGTTAGTAATGTAGCTGGGAAAATTGTAGATTATGGAAAGTCTACACTTGAAACTGCAACATCTATTGTAGAAATGAATAAAGCATCAGAATTAGCAGCTGTAATAAATCAAGGTTTATTAGAGGATTATGATAGACAAGCAGAAAAACAAAGGCAACTTAGAGATAATGAATTTAGTACGATTCAAGATAGAATTAAAGCAAATGATCAATTAAAAGTTGTTTTAGAAAAGCAAAGTGAAACAATGCAAAAAAATGCTGCATTAATAGTAAAAGCAGCACAAGCACAATTTGATAAAAATGATTCAGATGCCAATGCTTTAGCTTTACAAGAAGCTTTAAATGAACAAAAAGCAATTGATGCAACAATAACTGGATTTATGTCAGAACAAGATGTAAACTCTAATGCACTTAAAAAAGAAGCTCTTGAATTAGATCAATCTAATATAGATGCAACAGCTGCAAGACAAATAGCAAATCAAGAATTTGTAAATAGTAGAATATTAGGAGATTATCAGCAACTGTTAGCAGCTAAAGAATTAGCAGAAGAAGAAAATAAAATAGAAACAAATAGATTAGAAAGAAAAAGAGATTTATATAAAAAAGGTACACAAGCTTATGCTGATGCTAACAACGAGCTACTTGATTTTCAACAAGAAAATGCAAATAAGCAACAAGAAATAGATGAACTAACAGCTAATGCAAAATTAGATTTAGCTTCTAATGCCCTGGGTGATTTAGCTACAATATTTGGAGAAGAAAGTAAAGCAGGTAAAATAGCAGCAATTGCACAAACAACAATTGAAACATATAAAGGAGCCACTGCAGCTTATGCATCATTAGCAGGTATACCAATAGTGGGTCCCGCTTTAGGAGCAGTTGCTGCAGGTGCAGCAGTAGCAGCAGGTTTTGCTAACATTAAAAAAATACAATCAACTGGTCCAAGTGTAGGTGGTTCTGCTCCAGTAGCTACTGAACAATCTCAACCACCAGCTTTTAATATAGTAGGTGAATCACCAGAAAATCAATTGGCACAGGCTATTGGTAACAATGAACAAAAACCTGTAAAAGCTTTTGTTGTGAGTAATGAAGTAACAAATGCACAAGCGCTAGATAGAAATATTATTGATAATGCTTCTATTGGATAACAAAAAAATAAAATAATTATTATAATAATATGGATATAGTAGAATTATTTATAGATGAAAATGATGAAGTTTCAGGAATTGAAGCTATTAGCGTAGTAGAAAATCCCGCAATTGAATCTGATTTTGTAGCTTTAAAAAATCAAGAATTTAAACTTGCAGAAATAGATAAAGAAAAAAGAATATTAATGGGCGCTGCACTAATACCAAATAAACCCATTTATCGTAGAAACGGTGAACAAGAATATTATATTTATTTTTCTAAAGATACAGTAAGAAAAGCAAGTGAATTATTTTTTATTAGAGGTAACCAAAACAATTCTACATTTGAACATCAATTACCTTTAAAAGGATTGACAGCAGTAGAATCTTGGATAGTAGAAAGTGAACAGGATAAAAGTAGATCTTATGATTTAAATGTACCAATTGGAACTTGGATGGTATCTATGAAAGTAAATAATGATGATGTTTGGAAACAAGTTAAGGCAGGTGAAGTTAAAGGATTTTCAATAGAAGGTTATTTTGCAGATAAATTAGAAAGACCAAACGAACCAAAAGAATTATCCGAAGAAGAAGAAGATGAGTACTTATTAGAAGAATTAAAAGAGATTTTAGGAGAACAAAATTTAGAATCTTATTCAGATTATCCAGATGCTGTATCTAATAATGCAAAACGTGGTATTGAGCTAAATAAAAAAATAAAAAACAAATGTGCTACACAAGTAGGTAAAGTAAGAGCACAACAATTAGCAAAAAAAGAACCAGTAACTGTAGAAACTATTAAAAGAATGTTTAGCTATTTATCTAGAGCAGCTACATATTATAAAGAAGGAGATAATGAAGCTTGTGGAACTATTTCTTATTTATTATGGGGAGGCAAAGCGGGTTTACGATGGGCTGGTTCTAAATTAAAAGAATTAGATTTATTAGAGGCATCATTAAAAGAACCATGTTGGAAAGATTATGAAATGATTGGTTTTAAAACAAAGAATGGTAAAAGAGTTCCTAACTGTGTACCTATTAAAAAATGAGAAAAAATACGTCATATAGAGTTCATGTACAAAATACTGATCAAAACGAAGTAGACTCTGTAAATATTGAAAATGGAGCTATGATGCGTACAGATGATGCTTTGTACATGGGTCATAACGGTCAAAACGTAATAGTTTATCCTCAAGGTGGTATAAGCTCATTAGGTTGGGCCAGGTATGACGATACGGAATATGTAGGCTCTCAAGATACTTTAGATTTAGCAGACGGAGTTGAGGTTGTAATGCCTAACAATGCTGGTAATGTAGTAAAAAGCCATTCAAGTATAGAATTTTACGATTCTATTACACAAAAAATATTAGGTGTAAACGAAAATGATACGTATATTACTACAGTTGTATTTAAAATGAGAACTCCTAATGCAAATCAAACTCATTTAGATTTAAGATTTGTTGGAGATGGGGAAATTGAGAGAATAAGCAAGGTAATTCCGTTCTATAAAGGAAATGATACAATACAAAGCGAACACGAAATATTTCAATACTATACTGATACAAACTTTGTACAGAATGGAGTTGAGATTAGAATTAAAGCCCACGGTGGAACTGCTGAAATTTGGGATGTAATATATTTTATACAACGAACACAAAATGGAAGTTTAAGCTAATGGAGAACAAAAACAACCCGAGTCCAAAAAACGATAAAAGAGCATGTATGTGCAAAGATGGTAAAACCTATTCTAGAAAATGTTGTGATGGGAGCTTTAAAGCACAAGGAATAGGAAATATTACAGGAACTAATGAATGAATTTATAACAAACTAAAAAATAATTATTGTAATATTATATGAAAGCGACTGATATGTTAAATAAAGTAAAAGAACTTGTTGGGGTCGAAGCATCCGAAGAAGTTAAATTAGCACAAGCTACTCTTGAAAATGGGACAGTTATTGAAAGTGAAAGCTTTGTAACAGGAAGTGAAGTATTTATACTTACCGAAGATGAAAAAGTAGCTTTACCAATAGGTGATTATACCCTCGAAGATGGCGAAATGCTTAAAGTAGAAGAAGAAGGTATCATTGCATCAATTGGAGCAGTAGAAGAAACTAAAGAAGAAGAAGTTGAAGCTGCTGAAGAAGAAAAAGAAGAAATGAACTATGCTACTAAAGAAGATTTAGCAGAGGTCAAAGCAATGATTGATGAAATCAAATCTATGATCGAACCTAAAGAAGAAATGAGCGAAGAAGTTTCTGAAGAAAAAGAAGAACTTAGTGTTGAAGCAGAAGAAGTAAAAGAGGAATTAAGTGCAGTAGAAGAACCTGTTGCAAAAGTAACTCATAATCCTGAAGCTGAATCAAAACCAAACTTAAACCTATTTGCTCAAAAAAGAGTATTAACAACAGCAGATAGAGTATTACAAAGAATTTCACAAATTAAAAAATAAATAAATTATGCCAACTACAACAAGTATTACAACTACTTATGCTGGAGAATTTGCAGGACAATATATTTCTGCAGCTCTATTAAGTGGTTCAACAATCGAAAACGGAGGAATTACCGTAAAACCAAACATTAAATTTAAAGAAGTATTAAAAACAGTATCTACTGATGATCTAGTAAAAGATGCTTCTTGTGATTTTGATGCTACTTCTACAATTACACTTGACGAAAGAGTGTTACAACCTGAATATCAGCAAGTAAACTTACAACTATGTAAGAAAGATTTCCAAAATGATTGGGATGCAATTTCAATGGGTTTTTCTGCTCACGATAGCTTACCATCATCTTTTAGTGATTTCTTAATTTCTCATGTTGCTTCTAAGGTTGCACAAAGAACTGAAACTTCTATCTGGACAGGTTCAACTGCAACAAGCGGACAATTTGATGGACTAACTACTTTACTAGATGCAGATACTGCACACACAGGTGGTTCTAAAATTGCAGGTACAACTGTAGATGCTGCAAATGTAATCGCTCAATTAGGAAGTATTGTCGATGCTATCCCTTCAACTATCTACGGAAGTGAGGATATGAATATATATGTATCTCAAAATATTGCTAGAGCTTATGTAAGAGCATTAGGAGGATTTGGAACTTCTGGTTTAGGAGCTGCAGGTACAAACTCTATGGGAACTCAATGGTGGAACAACGGAAGCCTAACATTTGATGGAGTTAAATTGTTTGTTGCTAATGGATTAGCTGATAATACAGCAATTGCTGCTGAAAAATCAAACCTTTATTTTGGAACGGGTCTTTTATCTGATCAAAACGAAGTAAAAGTAATTGATATGGCTGACATTGATGGAAGTCAAAATGTAAGAGTTGTAATGAGATTTACAGCTGGTGTACAGTACGGAATCGTAAGTGAAATTGTATCTTACGGAATCTAGTAAAAAAGATTAACTAACTTAAAGGGTGGGTGAGCCAATTGTGCCTATCTACCCTTTTTTAATATAAAAAAACTATGGCTTGTGATTTAACTAAAGGGAGAAAAGAACCCTGTAAAGATGTAGTTGGAGGTTTAAAAGCAGTTTATTTCGTTGATTTTGGCGATTTAGGTACTGTATCAAAAACTGACGATGAAATTACAGATATGACGGGAACATTTTCTGCTTATAAATATGAATTAAAAGGTGGAAGTAGCTTTGAACAGGCTATAACATCTTCTAGAGAAAACGGAACAACTTTCTTTGATCAAACATTATCTTTATCTCTTAAGAAATTAACTAAAGAAGATAATAAAGAATTAAAACTATTAGCTTACGGTAGACCACATGTAGCAATAGAAGATTATAATGGTAATGTATTTTTAATGGGATTAGAACATGGTTCTGACGTTAATGGTGGAACTATTGTAACGGGTGCTGCTATGGCAGATCTTTCCGGATATACTCTTACACTAAATGGACAAGAATTAGAACCTGCTAATTTTGTTAGTGGTGCTACTTCAGCTGATCCTTTTGCTGGGATGGGAAGTGCAACCGTAACAATTGTACAAGGTACTAACGATTAATAATTTTTCATTTTGATAATTAAGGGGTAGCAAAAATGTTACCTCTTTTTTTTTATAACAAACTTAAGGTTTTTTTATTATATAAATATGATTGTATTACAAGAAAGCACTGATGTGCAAACTATAAACTTTATACCTAGACAATTTACATTAGGTAATAGTTATAATATTACAATAGTAAACGAATCTACAAATACTGAAGTATATAACCAGGACACTACGGGCATCTCTAGTACACTTTATTATAATTCATATAGTGATACATTTAATTTAAAAGAGGATGTATTCTACAATATAGAAATTAAAAATACTGATATTATATTTAGAGATAAAATATTTTGTACAAATCAAATAGATTTACCAGAATATTCTATAAATGATGGTCAATATATATCAAATCAAACTGACAACGAATTTATTACGTTATAATGGATAATTTACACATAGTTAATTTAGCTTCATACAATAGACCTAAAATCAGCGAGGATAAAAATCGTGATTGGGTAGAATATGGAGATGACAATGACTACTATTCTTATTTAATTGAACTTTATACCAATTCAACTACTAACCATTCCATAATTAATGGTGTTAGTAATATGATTTATGGTAAAGGTTTAGATGCTTTAGATAGTAACCAAAAACCAGATCAATACGCTGCAATGCGTTCTATAGTTTCTGATTCTTGTTTAAGAAAGGTTACATTAGATTTAAAGTTATTAGGAGAGGGATCATTTCAAGTTTTATACCAAAAAGGTAAAGTATTACATGCTGAACATTTCCCAAGGCAAACATTACGAGCAGAAAAATGTAATGAAGATGGACAAATAGAAGCATATTATTATTATCATGATTGGAAAAATATTAAAAGAAGCGATAAACCAAAAAGAATTGCTGCTTTTGGATTTGGTAATGGTAATGAACCTGAAATAAAAATTGTAAAAAAATATGTAAGTGGATACGATTATTATTGTCCTGTAGATTACCAAGGTGGTTTAGCTTATGCAGAATTAGAATCTGAAATAGCAGACTATTTAATGAATGATGTACAAAATGGTTTTAGTGGAACAAAAGTAGTAAACTTTAATAACGGTGTACCGGATAGGGAAAGGCAATTGCAAGTTAAAAGTGATGTAATGCGTAAACTAACTGGAGCAAGAGGAGAAAAAGTAATTATTGCATTTAATAGTAATGCCGAAAGTAAAACAACAGTTGATGATATTCCATTAAATGATGCACCAGCACATTATGAATTTTTATCATTTGAATGTTCAGCTAAATTAATTGTAGCTCATAGGGTAACAAGTCCATTACTTTTAGGAATTAGAACAGAAAATAATGGTTTAGGCTCAAATGCAGACGAAATAAAAACTGCTGCACTTCTTTTTGATAACATAACTATAAAACCATATCAAGATCTTTTAACAGATTGTATTGATGATATTTTATCGGTTAACGGTATTAGTTTGAAACTTTACTTTAAAACTTTACAACCATTAGCATTTATTGAAACAGATAATGCTATTACAAATGAAGCTAGAGAAGAAGAAACTGGAGTAAAATTATCTAAAGAAAAACCAAATACAGATGAAAGAATTTTTGATTTATTAAATGAATTAGGAGAGGATGAAGATTTAGAAAATTGGGAATTAGTAGACGAAAGAAAAGTGGATTATGACCAAGAGGAAGCTTTAGATAAAATGATTGGATTAGCTTCAACAGGTACTGCAAGACCAAATGCAAAAAGTGATCAAGATGGTGAAGTAGAAGAAATGAAATTTAAAGTACGTTATCAATATGCACCATTAAAAATAACAAAAGGACAAGATAAAGAAGGTAATGAAATAAGTGTAAGCCGTGATTTTTGTTCTAAAATGATAAAATCTAAAAAAATATATCGTAAAGAAGATATTATGCAAATGAGTCAGCAACCAGTAAATGCAGGTTGGGGTGAAGGAGGTAAAGATACTTACGATATATGGTTATATAAAGGTGGAGGTGGTTGTCACCATTTTTGGATGAGAAAAACATATATGGCAGTAGACGTTGCTCCTGATGTAAAAAACCCAAATGCTGAAATAAGTATAAATAAGGCAAAAAAAGAAGGTTTTAAACCAGAAAAAAATGATCCTAATGTTGCAAAACGACCAAAGGATATGCCTAAACAAGGATTTGTAAATAGATAAAAAATGGCACAAGCGTTATTTATAACAAGAAAAGATATAGTTAAATTCACTTCTATGAGTGGGAGTGTAGATACGGATAAATTTATACAATATGTAAAAATTGCACAAGATATACATATACAAAATTATTTAGGTACCGATTTATATAATAAAATTGAGGCTGATATTATATCTAATAATTTAACTGGTGATTATTTGGAACTAGTAACTGATCATCTTAAGCCAATGTTAATTCATTGGTCTATGGTAGAATATTTACCTTTTGCTGCATACACTGTAGCTAATAAAGGTGTATTTAAACATAATTCAGAAAATGCAGAAAATGTATCTAAAGAAGAAGTTGATTTTTTAATCCAAAAAGAAAGAAACACAGCTCAATATTATACAGATAGATTTATTGATTATATGACTTTTAGTGCTTCTAGTAAGTTTCCTGAATATTATTCTAATAATAATGACGATGTATATCCAGATAATAACGCTAACTTTGAGGGATGGGTCCTTTAAAATATAAACCAAAAGAAGAAAATGTAAATAAGTTAAAACAGTACTTAGCTTATATAACAAAAACCAAAAAAAGTAATTGTATTAAGTATGGCAGACATAAGTAACTGGTACGGTCAAAATAACATTAATTGGGGTAAATCATATTCTGAATCTTGGTGGGGTTCCGTAAATGAAATAAATTCTTGGGGAATTATATATCCAGGATCTGCAGAAGGTTCAACTGTAACTTCTGATTCAGGTTTATTTACAGCTGATACTAATTCTATTACAGCAGATAATGGTGTAGCAGGTTCTTTAACAACTTTTGCTTGTTCTGACGCTGGTTTTACAATACAAGATGGAACAACAGGTGATACGATTTCATTAGTTAATGATGCAAGTGTTACTCAAGGAACTTTAGTTAGTATAACCCCATCAACTTATCAATCTGGATTAACTACTTATACGGCTAGTATAACTGTTCCAGCAGGGTATACTAATTCTGGTTCTACTTTATCTAATTGTACAAATACCGCAACAGGTTCAGCAGTTACAGAACCAACAGCGACATCCACTTATTGGTGGTCACCAAATCAAGCAAACTTTGTA